ACTACTATAGCTTTCGCTACCTTCTCAGTTTGTAGTCTGGACTTTCTCATTATCTTCAACATTACTTGTAAGATACCAACCGTCAAGTCTCTACACGTTCCTCTTTCGAGGCTTCGCTCGGGATTGGCATTTTAAAGCGTTCCCCGAATTTGATTGGTTTTTCATAAAGTATTTCTACTTTAAGCTGCCATTATGACAGTCACCCGCTCTGCCTCTGAGCTAAATCGGAATTAAAAAATGTGCAGGGTTTATCATCATTCTTTTTGGACATCCTCCTGCTTATTCCAAATCAGTTGGGAGCTACCACAACAACATTTACGCTTTGTTGAGTTTAACAAAACGTTTATATTTTTTATAAAAGCTTTCTATTGCTGAAGAAGCTTTGGTCTTAAAGACACCACTCGTTTATCCTTCTGTCACTTTTCTGCTAGTAGAGGCTCGTCGGAGATTTCCAATCTGCTTTCCCAACATACTTCGGGCGATAAAGACCACAATAGAAAAAACATAGAAAATGATTTGCCCATAGCATTTCGGCCTACGACTCATCAAGGGCTGTGACTATCTAGGGAACCGCTCCTAGCAACGTCATACTTTATCGCGTATGAATACGAATTGCGAGGGGAAGGATTTTAACCTCCACTCTAGACTATGGGCCTAGCGATCTCCGTATGATCCCTCTCGCAAAGTGTTTTCCCCACTACCGAATAATTAACCAAGCGGAGCTTTGATCAATTTGAAGAAACACAGTGACTATTTTATAATGGTAGCTACTTCCATTATTACTTTAATGTGTGTCGGATTACATTTAGCGTCATCGGGTTGCTAACCCGCTCTTAGCCTCAATGCTCATTGTAGGATCATCGCCTACAATGGCAGGGAAAAATGGTGGGGTATTCTCATGTCATTGTTAAACCATGCGCTGTTTAGTATGCATCCATCAAGCGTAGAGGGTATGAGGAGAATAAAGTCGCTAAACTCTGCCCCATTGAAAATTATTAACTGTTTTATGAAAACAGCCACTGCCAATCTTCTGGCATGTCAGAAATATTTAAAACTTTAGCTTTTATTTTAGGTATTTTATTTGTAATTGCTTTTTGAAGTCTGTGATGCCCATCTAAAATTGACTGCTTTCCGTTGTTTTTATTTAAAATTAAAATTGGATAGTCAAGATTAGCTTTTTGAATATTAGCTAATGTTTCGGGATCAGTTTTAGTTTGGTGAAGAGCTAAAGGCTTGAGACTATCAACATTTATTTCTGATATAGGCATATCCTTAGAAAAAGCAAACAAATCACTAATAGTTACTTTAACTAATTTACCGTCATTTGTTGTATCTTCCCAGCTAGTCTCTTGCCAGTTATCACCATGCATGCTTTCTATAATTTTACTGTATGCTTCACTAAGTAAAATTTGATCTCTGTGCTTCATTATTATATTTATTAGATTGGTGCGGGATATCAGAGTCGAACTGATCTCTCAAGTTTGGAAAACTCACATATTAGCCGATATACGAATCCCGCGAAAAATAGACAATGTAGATGGAATCGAACCATCGCCACGGCATTACTGCCTATCCTATCGGATAAGAAGCCCTTTGCTTGGGGTGTGCTACCACTACACTATACATTGATAATATGGTGGGCAGAGCTGGATTCGAACCAGCGTAGGCGCAAGCCAGCAGATTTACAGTCTGCCCCCTTTAGCCACTCGGGCATCTACCCAATATTTTTTATAAAATTTATAAAATTGATCATATCGTCATGTTTCATTGTATGTTTTGCATAATTTATAGTTCTACTGACAAATTGAATATTGTCTTTAATATATCCTAGATTAGAATCTATTCTATCTACTGATGCTACTCTCCAATTTGGAACTTCAAGTTTATGATTTTTATGTGTTGGTAATATCAAAAGTGTATTGGTATATGCACATTTACCATGTTGCTTATCCCAACAATCTTTTAAATCTTCCAAGGTGATATTTGAAGATTTTCTATTTTTATTTTTTATACACTTAAAAATATATTTAAAATCTCTAAATTCTTTTGAATGTAAATCGCCACCTCTATTGAATGAGCCAATCTCTATTAATTTATATGCTCTTTTTCTAGCTAACTCTCTAAGTTCTGGTGTATTTTTTGCACATCCGCAACTTTTAATTTTATTTCTTTTTAAATCATAAAAATCACATTCTTTTTCTTTACCGCAATCACATTTAACTTTAACTCTGCGATATGAAACGTGCTCTAAAATAGTTAATTGGTTGATTTTTTTTCCTACGAATGATATTTTCATATAGTTATTTAATCATATCCACTATTTTTTAGCATATCCACTGTTATTTTTTTGAAATTGGTGGACGCGAGGAGCATCACACTATGGTTTTCACCACCAGATTTCTCTGTTTGTGCGCTGGACTATGCCTTTACCTTAGTATTTTTACTTTAGGTAGGTGATTATAGTCTCTACACCTTCTCATTATCTGAGCTTGGCTCGGCATTGGGACGGATATTATTCCAGACCGTTCACCGAATTTACACCTTACTAACTATTCGTTTCCAAATAGCAGACCCTCATTAAGTTGAACTCCTGTCCTCTATCAACTTACATTAACCTTCAAACATGCTTATATTGTCTCGTTAAGGTGAGACTTTCCTGTTAGGGACGACCGATTTCTCTGCCATCCTCCACCAATGTATTAGACAGAATACATACTGTTTTATTACCTGTTTTGTATCCAAGAGCAGAGCAGGTTTATCTCTTGGCGTATTTGCTTAGGCAGCTAAAGCAAGTTCGCCTTGTGGGGCGAAAACGCGATTAGCAATACCACGCACAGCGTTAACAATTCTGTTGCCGTTTATGTTTTTTTGATCAGCTTTTTAAGAGGCCAACTGATCAACCTCTACATGCTAGTTGAATGCTTATCAATACAGTCGAAACCAGAACGCGCCCGATAAAATTGGTTGCGGGGGTGAGAGTCGAACCCACACCGAAGCCTAGCTTATGAGACTAGTTCAGCACCACTACTGACTGCCCCGCGATTGAAATTATGCCGACTAGAAAGGCGACTATAATATATTCCTTACTCACCCGCATACGCAGTTCTGCAAGTCATTTATATTATAGTACAGGGCATGAAGCCCTTTAACCTTAATAGCGGCAAATTGGTACTTGCATGGAGAATCGAACTCCAATTGTACGGATGAAAACCGTAAGTCCTAACCGTTAGACGATGCAAGCTATAAAACTTAAATTTTTTCTGTCAAAGAACTTTGATTATTGATTCGCTTTCGAATCAACCATCAAGACAATCGATTCGATTGAAGTGATGCAAGAATCATAACATATTTATCTTACATGTCAAATTAAATTTTGTCTTTCCATAATAAATACAAAGGCCAAATTAAAAAAAAGAATCCCCATAAAGTCTCATCCATTTTTTTATGATACAAAGAATAAAACAAACCGATTGTGTGAATGACACACATAGCTTTTAAATAAAATGTAACAGCGTCCATGGTTATTTTCCTTTATAGACATAAAAGTCTCCATCAAAAAACCAAACTTTTCTATTTCCAACTTGTTCAAGGATGCATTCACAATTTGCACAAGGTTTTGAAATTGCTGGTTTATCATTGTTGTCGATTCTAACATTAACAAATGTTATATCACTACAATCTTCAACTCCTAATTTAATTAAACAGGAAATTTCAGAATGGATACCTGCTGTATAATTTGAATTAAGATCTTTTGTTGGTTCATACACACCAAATTTATGATGAGGATGAAGCTTATTGTAATTATTATATCCAATGGCAAGCATTTTATTTCCTTTAAAAGCAAACGTGGTGTGAAAACACTTACCAGTTTGTTTTGTAGGTTTTAATGCTCTTGTAATTTCTTCTAATCTTTTGAAATTAATAGCCATTGGGTATTAATTTATAAACATCAAATATCGTGTTGGATGTGTTTCCAGATGTTTCTTTAATCAAATCACACTCACCATATACTTGTACAAGATTTTTAATTCTTTCTTCAAGAATATGTGCGTTGATTTTTTTATCAGAATTTAATTTGCAATGATGAATTGACAAATAACAAGTATCATCATACTCCACCAATTCTGTCAAAGGATGCAAACATTCATAGTCTGATACAAAATCTTTGATGATGTTGTTGATTTCTTCTGGTGTGATTTTCATTATTGCGCTGGTTCTTCTTCAGTAAATTCAATTCTGACATTTTCCTTTGGAACGTCTTTGAAATAATTCAAAGCTCTAGCTTCAACAGAACGAAACCTATCAAAGATTAATTCACGAGTTGCAGGAACTTTAGGAAGAGTGAATCCTTTCTCAGACAATGCGCGATTAAGAGCGATTTTCATTGCTGTTTCTTTGTCATAATTGTCATGTGGACTGCACAAAGAATAACCATAATAAACTTGATCTTTTTCTTTTACAGCTACCACAACACCTCGTGGGTTGTACTTATCATCTCTGATGTATTCTTTAATCATTGTTTGCATAAATTCAGTATATAATAGTTTTTTATTAGTTGAGTTAGGGAGTGAGAAGCAATAACCCGACTGTTCTCACTCCCTATCATCATCATTCACAAAATAACAAGGGTCACGCCATCGATTTCGTCCCAGAATTCGTTGAGTTCTTGAAGAGCATCCAACACTTCTTGTTTTGATGGATATTCTGGAGAGAAACTATTTTGAATTTGTCTGACACTAACATCATCATATCCTTCATCGCGTTTGTTGTTGAGATATTTTTCAACTCTCTCCACAAAAGCTGTGCGTTCTTTTGCAAAGTTTGGCACGAGATTATCATTACCTTCTCCATCAGTCACCGAAGATTCGATTTCATATTCATAATCAGAAACGACCTCGTATGCTGATACTCGACACTTTTGGCAATTGTAATCAGTTGGAACGCTAACAACATCTTTAGGGTTGACTTTAACTACGACTACTCTCTGTCCGAAAGAACGAGCATAATCGAGAGAACCAACATGCAAACCGAAACTACAATGATTGTTTCTATTGTCATCTACATTGCGGCGTTTGACTTCAATCTTGGAACCAACACCGTTGAAAATCTTACCGTCTGTTGTTGTAATACCTTGAACAACGACAGTTTTAGGATTACCATGAATGCTGTAATAATGTTCTGATACACCTTTGTATGCAAGAAAGCAACCATCATCTGTAATTGGAAGTTCTTTGTATTCAAGAAACTCCATAAGTTCATCAACAGAACTTGAAGCAGGATTATCTTCAAGATTGTTCCAGAACTTGGTGAAATGTTCAAGAGGAAGATCATCACGAACAATGCTTTCTACCTTTTGAGATAGTGCTGGAGGCAATGCTTCTCCGTTGTAATAAACTTGATCTTCAATGATTTCAAATCCTTCTACTTTATCAATAGATTCAAGAGTGAAATCAATTGGATACAAAATTTCATTGATAGCATCTTCTTGCTCATCACTTGGAAGAGTGAAAGATTTAATGATTTTTGGATATTTACGATCTGTCTTTTCAACACGAACTGAACCATTGTTGATAAACAAAATAATTGCGGATTGGTTGATGATGTATGTCATAGTATTATTATAGTTTGTTTGTTTGTTTTGTCAATGAGATTGTATTTTAGTTTTTTATTAATCTTTTATCAGAAGGAGTTTACGAAGATCGCGTCTATCCAATGGTGATCCATATCGAGACACACTGTTGTAAATACGACTTCTGGTAGAATTTTCTGCTCTAATGTTTGTCATGATCTTTTTGATCTTTTCAATTTTATTTGGATACCTTTTGAGATGTTTAAGAACAGTTGGGTTGATATTAATTGCATTGCATGCACATGTCAAATCATATTCGACACTTCTTTGCTTTCTCTGAAATTCTTCAAGATTTTTAAGTCTGGTGTGTGCGTTTTTGTATTCATCAGAATCTGGATGCAACCAACCCAAATCATGAAGTTGATCTACCATTTTTTTACTTTTGCTTGATACACAGTACGAATCATTATTTGTGTACTCATTATTATGATAAATTGCACGATGATAAAGGTGATCAATACAATCAATTGTTTCGTGCCAATTTGAATCAGAGATTTCTCCAAACTTATTGTCTACATATTCTTCAAACTCTTCACTGGTAAAAGAACCAAGTTTATTGTAACGACTGAATACGTTATATTTCACCAAAGTTTTATTTTTCTCAAGCTTTGGAAGCTTCATCTTTTTAACATCAATGATCTCAATGTCTGAAGTGTCAACATTACAAGAATTTGAATCGATGAGTGATTCATCTTGAATATAAACAAAACCGTGGTAATTTGCAAAACCTGCGAGATGTTTTGCCAGACGCAACTTCCAATTTTTTAAATTTTTAATATTTGGAAGTTTATAAATTGGAAGCTTACCATTAGAGTATTCAAGATTATTTAAATATGCAACTTCATATGCTTTTATACTCATTAATGCCGCATGGGTTTCTGGAATATATTCAGACATGGCATAAGTAAACCAATCATCCTCGAAATACTTTGAAGTTTTGCTTTTGACATATTCACCCAGAGGTTTAGGAACAATTTTACTGATTTGTTCATTCTTAAAAGTTTCGATATGTGATACAATATCGTTGATAACTTTTTGATTGTTTGGTGTATCTTCTATGCTTTCTCTTGAAATTGGAATGCTGAGTTTTCCAATTGGAACATCGACAACATATATGTTTTCATTATTGAAAGTGCAGAATCGAACAGGAATCTTTTTATATACCACACCTCCCATACGAATATAAATGTGATTATAATCATAATCTTGATGAGATTTTTTATATTGATGCATTCCATATTCTCCCAGTTTGACAGAATGAATCGGTGAATCTGGAACTACAGTTTCAGAGTTATCAGAAAGAAACTCAATCTTTGTATCATGGTGTAGATTTTTAACAAATTTGGAAGTTGTATTCCTAAATGAATATGAATCACTGTCTGATACTTCAAAAGAAATTTCAATTCCACTTTCGTTTGTAGGTTCTTCAGAGATCTTAAAAATCTCTCCGATTGGAACGCCTTTGTCTCCTCCACCAAGAACGCATGCATACACACTACAAACACCGTTGTAATAAGAGTTGATGTAAAATGTATCGGTATATGAATGTGCCGCTTTTGAACCAATACCAAAACCACCTACATATTCATTGGAATGGTTTTTGGTGCTTTCGAAATACATTCCAAAAATGTTACGAACACCATGTTCATCCAAACCTTTAGCGTAATCTCTAACGCTCCAAGTTTTGGTATTTTTTACTGTTTTGATTGCAACAACAACTGGACGATCAATCTCGTACTTTTTGTGTTCATCAACAGCATTGCAAATATATTCACGAACGCATGCAAGAATTTTATCATTGTAAATCTTGTCACGCAGGAAGTATGCGGCAATGTCCATGCCTTTGGCAGACATTCCCATGGTGCTTTTTTGAAGCGAGTCTGATGCGATTGTTGGCGATGTTGTAATTCCAATTTTCATAGTTTGTGTTTGATGATGGCACTAGTTTAATCTAGTTTCTTATTAATATGATTTGAAATTTTCAGATAATATTTTGACGATAGATTTGTCTTTTGCTTTAAGTTCAACTTCCCAAATACAATCAAGGTTATTTGAAACCACGTTTGGAATGTGAGAAGCATAATCAGTGTGTGATTTGGTGTTGTTGATACCTTCACTCCAATGCATTACAGGAGTATATGATTTCCATGTGTTTTTAAAATCATTCATATAACAACGATTAGATGGGTTTATTGCATCATGGAGATTGTCAAACACGCAAGGCAACAAGCTACCAAACACATTGAAAACATTTTCTGAATTCCAATAACCATTGTCTTCATTCTCAACAACTAATCGTTTTTGAACACCAACGTCACAACGAGAAAGATTACTCATGAATCTCTGACAGTATTGTTCAATTGTTTCAACTTCTAAGTTTGGATTTTTACTCACATGCAAACACATGGGAGTGTTGTGATCTTGAGAACACCCCATCAAATCAAGAACATAAGATTGGTGATTAAGTTCACAAATAGATTTATCAACAACAGCATCAGTATATGATGATAGCACATTAAATTGATCTGGATGAGAAGATATAGTAATGCCGATTTTTCTAGCGTGATCACCAGCAAGCAATAGCATATTTTTAATTTGCTCAAAATCTGGTAGATCATTGTAATTTAAATCGAGAGTGCTGTCTGTAATTAAAGGAAATAGATTGGATGATACACGATAATGTGATATACCAACAGAAGCACAATGAACAATAATTTGCGCTGTGATTTTAGAATTATGAAGGATGCGAGATGATAATTCTTTGATAGCAATGTGTCTTTGCATACTGACAAATTGCTTTCGTGTCATAGTCTTGAATGCGGTTTTTTTATTTTTATCTTTCAGCAATTCGCTGATGCATACAAGTCCAAGTTTTGGTGTTGCTGTCATGCAACTATGGTAATTTAGTTTTTTATAAATAAAAAAAGCGGGTGTCTAGTTAATAGACACCCGCTTATTAATAACTATCAGAGAGCAATCAGACGATTGTTTCTGAGTTCGCAAGCAAAGTCACGAGTATCAACATTGACCCAGCTGTGGGTGTGTTGATTCTTGCGTTCAAGAACCAATGTTTCTCCTCCAAGCATCATAAAAGATCCATCTGGATTTTGAATGAACTTAGCTGAAAAAATCTTAGGATTCTTTCGTTGGTTGCGATTACGGAGCCATTGCTTGTTTTTTCTTGTCATGTTTGTGTCGGTATTACTCATATTATTATGTCGGTTGTTTGTTGTTTGTTGTTTATTCTGGATCTTGTCCATTTGGTCCATTTTCTAGGAAGTGTTCAACTTCAAGAACACACACCAAAGAGTCTATCTGTTTTTTCAAATTTGTCAATAGCTTTTGTTTTTTTACAACTGATTCGTAGCAAGCTACTTCCATATTCATCACATCATTAAATTGCTGTTCTGTAATTTTTATTTGCTCGTCGATTTCTTCTTCGGTCATGTCGTACTTCATTGTATGTTAGTTTTTTATTAATTTATTTTAACAACTTAATTATTATTTTTTGCTTTTTTTATTATATCATCAATGCCTTGAATGATTTCAACAACATTGGAATTCTCAAATACCAAAAGTTTCGGAACTCCTTTGATTTGATGTTTTTTAAAGAACTCAAAGTCTTCTTCAAATTCTACAGTTTCCAATTCGATGTTATCTTTTTTTAATTTACTTTTCAACATGTGACATGGGCCACATGTTTTTGATGTTGCTAAAACAAGTTTCATTTAATCTATGATATTAAAAATAAATGATATGTCAATCTTTTTTCCAAGTATAAAAAATCTGCCAATCTTCACTCACTGCAAAATGAACTTCATCATCCCAATCCCATTCATGATCATAAATTCCAGTGTCCTTATCGTATTCATCTTTCACACACTCTGGTAGATTTAAAAATGGGGTATCTTCATCGTAATAACAATATTTTGCGATATACTCGTTCAATTGTTGATAATCATCATAGTATTCTGTATCTTCTGGATCACCGATATGTCTTTCAAGAATAGATTCTACAGATTCTTGATATTCATCGAGTTGTAAAACAGCATAATAGTCTGAATAGCACCCGCCACCTTCATAACCATAAGCGGCAATAATGACTTTATCGTCATCTAAAACTTTTTTTGCCATTGCGAGACGGAGAGTATTATCACCCTCATCAAAATTGCGGGTTTTTTCTCTTACTGCTAAAAATTGTATGTTCATATATTGATTGTATGTTAGTTTTTAATTAGTTAAATCTCAACACATCACGTTGCATCATTATAGCATTTGCCTCTAAACGATACCTTTCAGCAGTCTCTCTCGCTTCATCGCGTTCACGTAATGCTTCTACTCTTTCTACCTTGGCTTGTATCCATGCTTCTTGAGTAATTTTCAAATCGCTTAATGCTTCATCGCGTTGCTCCTGCATACGATGTTCACGTAGCACGGCAGTTTCATAGTTGTCAACTGCTTCGTTGCGCTGTTGTTCAAGCTTACGAGAAAATTCTGCTGGTACAAAATAGTCACCTTCGTCAGGATTAAATCCTAAGAAGATTTGATTTGCATCTGTTTCTGGTGTTTTACTCATCACTCTCTCCTTCCCATTTTCCAATAACTTTTAGATATACTACTGCGCATGCACGGATATATTTCTTAAACTGATTGTCAGTTAAATTATCTTCAGCTTCAACCAATACATTTGCAAGATTAAACAGCAGTCCATTCTGTGGGTGTTTTATCCATCTCCCACTAGAGTCCCAATCTTTAGCTTCCTCTGGATTACAATCCCAGCCGCAATGTTCAGCAATAATTATTTTCAGTTGTTCGTCAGTCATAATTTATGGATAGTATGAAGCTAGATCTGATTTTGGCCAGACAACTTCTGGACCTTTTCTATTAATTTTGAGAACTTGTTCAATCTCTTGATAAACTTCTAGAGCCTCTTCAAAGGTATCCCAACTCAATCCCCTGCCATAAAACTCAGAATCGATATCATATGGTACAATATCGTGCCACCCGAATAACCATTTTCTTTGAATGTAATACTTCGCTTTAGCTAGGCGAGAGTTTCTATGACGAGATTCCTTTACGATTCTGAATTTTGGCATATGTTTTGTTTATTGTATCAAGACTCTTTTTTCTTACGAGCGGCTTTTTTCTTTGCTGGTTCTTCGGGCGTTTTAGCTTTACGAGTACGCTTAGGCTTACTTGTTTTATTTTCCATCTTCTCTTCTTTATAAGTCACATCATAGTCGATGATGCTATCAGCTTCACATCCCTCCGAGTAATCTTTAGGATTGTAAAAATAGCAAACAAATCCTCTTATTGCAACAAACAGTATTGAAAAAATAACTGATGTCCATATGCCGATTTCGATTATATTAGTTAATGTATTCATATTTTTTGTAATTAGATTTCGTCTTTTAGTCTACCACTTTGTTTCATCCAAATCATAAGATCAATTTGCGCCACACTCATATGTGGGAAATTATGTTTTGCAAGAAACAAAAATTGTTTTTCTAGTTGTTGATAAAGTTTTTGATTTTGAGGTGTACTTTCTGGAGCGTCATCGACACCGTTATCACGCATCCAAGCAAGAATATGAGTATCAAGTACGGCACACTCACAATTCTGTCTAGTATGCAACAAAAAGAAACGAGCAGTTTTCGGTCCAACACCACGAATTTGTAAAAGATCTTCCAAAGAGCAATTGCGCAAATCAAGATTAAGAGAATCCAAAATAGCTTTGGTGAGTCTGTTATACTGACCGATACGAGAAGCAACAAGAGCATTGTGAATGCCGACTTCACCAAGGTTTTGTAGGTATTCAAATGGAAGGACATCTTTGTTTAAAAGTCGAGCGAGACATTTACTAGCGTAGTCGCTATTCTTTCCAGCAACAAACATGCTGAAAAGCCAAAACGATTGCAGTTCATAATCGTTACGATTGAAGTTGGTGATTTGAGTTGGGGTTATTGCTTGCATGCCCTTATACTAAATTAGTTTTTTATTAATTCTTTTTTAGAGTTTTTATAAACAAATATACCACAATGCAAAACAAAACCAATTTTATTATCTTATTGTTCTTCTGGTTGTTCTGCAGAAGATCCTTCAGAGTTTGGTTGCTCTGTAGTAAATTCTTCAACGTTTCCTTGAATTCCAAAAGATACTGTAATGTTTCCTTGTTCATCTTGATTTACTATTTTTTGATGTTGCAAACTTAACAAATCTTTTGAAAATGTTTTATCAATTTGCCATAATTGTTTGGATGCCCAATTTAAATGTGGTGATGCCATCAACACGACTACAGAACCAAGTTCTGATGTTGTTAAGTTTTCTTCGACTATTGATACTGGGATTTCAATTACTTTTTCTTTTTTCATTATTTCGATTCTAATTGTTTGACTAATTCTTTTAGAAAAGTTTCATCTTTTATTGAATTCACTTTCCATACTGATTCTGATCCTCTGCCATATTTGCATAATTTATTTTCTGCAACCAACTCTCTCAATATATTATTAGCAGTTTGTGTGCTAATGTCAAGTTCTTCAGATACACGCGCAACAGTAATCAAAGGTGGTTCTACCATATTAATGATATGATTCTTCCTTGTTTGTGATATTGAAACTTTTGAGGTTTTTACTTTTTCCTCTGGTTCATACGCTCCCAAAAATGTATATCCAGATGATTCCATGATTGCTTTGTATTGTGCTGTTGGTCCGAATCTATTCTTGTAAACATTGATTATTCTATAATCTTTACCAAGTTCTTCGTCTTTGTCAATTTTCAAATTAACATCAACAGCATATGGTAAAGTGGTTCCGCCTTTCAGTTCTCCGCTTGTTGTCATTTGAACAATGAAAAGTAAAGCGCAATCGTATACTTTAGCTTTTTTAATCAATGTGTTGACAAAATATTGAACCTTTTGTCTTGAATTCAAATCATTATCGGTTGTTAAACATTGAAAGCTATCAATCACCAAGAAATCCATATTCTTCATATGCTGTACGATTTCATCTACATTTGTGATTGTGGCAATTTTTAAATTTTTAACATTCAAACGCTTCGCATTGTATGCGATTTGTCTAATATCTTCTTCTCCAGATGTATAACCAACCTTGTATCCCTTGGTTGTTAACTTTTCTGAAAGAATTAAAGAAAATACACTTTTACCAGTTCCTGGTTTTGCTATTAAAGTCATCGTAGATCCTGGCAATATACCATCTCCGAATATAGAATCTAATTCATCATCTCCTGTTTTAATTCTATTAAAGTAACTATTTGGAATGGATACATCTCCAATACGAGTAAATTCAACATGTTCGTGATTTAATAACATGACGTTAGATTACTCTAGTTTTTTATTAATGAATCTTTATTCGAAATTCTTAATGAACCAATCAGAAATTTCCCAATGGAAGTCTTTTTCATTTTTGATAGATCCAGCCTTTACATAAATGTAACTTTCGGGATGTTCCCCATCGTAATCGCTCCAAACTTCAATAACATCATCATCATTCATGATGAAATAATAATTGTTGATTTCCGCTTCGTATTTACCTTTGCTCATAGTCTTGTTATTACTTTTTTAACTGCATTTTTAAATTTATATGTTGCTACATTATTAGGCACATTTTTCCAATTTGTGATTATCTCTGCAAAAAATTCATCGGGATTACTTACAGAATAAGCAGATGGCCATTTCATAAGTTTGGCTATCCTTTCTCTTTGTAATTTGTAATCTTCTCTTTTAGAATCTTGCAATCTATATGTTTTTTTCTTTTTAATTCTTCTATGGTATTCATCTAACATATCTACATACGCTTTTAATAATATTGGATATGATTGTTTTGGAATTAAATCAGCAATAAAGTGAGCATATTCATGCAACAAAAAATCTGGTCTATCGGTATAGTGTTGATCTAAATAAATCACTCCTCTGGAATAATAAGCAGGTACAATGTCGTTCGGATCATATGATATGTTTTCGTTTTTTATATCTGTAATTACGACCTTTGGTCTTTTTAATGGCAAAATACCATAAACTCTTTTTAAAAACTCAGGAACTGTAACTTTTAATTGATTTATTACTCTTATTCTACTTGGAGTATTAAGAAATTTTTCATCTTTTTTGATATTGATTTCAATACCTTGATGACTTAATTCATCAACGCCACGTATGACAAATTTAATATAGTTTCTTTTTGATACCGTTGGTTTTAATATACGCTCTCTTAATTTTTCTTCGGTTTGTTTTAAAAATCTATCAGCAGATTCTGGATTTCTTAATTTTAATAATTTATAAGTATCTTGAACTTTTTGCTGTTTTAATTTTTTAGAAAGTTCTCTCTTAAATATAGATTGTTTTGAAAGAGTTTTAAGATCTTTCAATTCTTGCTTTCTAAGAGGATTTTTTTCTCTTTTTTCAAAGAAAATATCGAAACTGTCCACTGTAATATTTAACCTGCTACGATAGTTTTTCCAAGGGTGGCTACATGAGCCATTCCATTATCAACTCTGACTTGTTCAACCGAATAAGGTTGAGCGCCATTACATTCATCCAATCCAACGATACTAAAACCATTTTGCCAGTTTGGAGCAGATGCATAAATAGGTTTCAAATCACAAGCACACGCATTTTCCCAAGCATAAACTTGTGTATCTGGACGCTTACCAATGCCTGGAATTCTTTGCGCAGTAGCACCAAACCTATGGGTATGGTTATGCATCAATGAGATGTTGAACTTATCAAGCATTCCTCTTGCTGAATAACCACCATTCTTACGAACAACATCACCGTGCATAATAACAAAATCATCTGTGAGGTTAACATAATCTACCAGATTTACTGTTTCATTAAACTCGCCAAGAAATACTTCTTCATATGATAGTCTTTCTCTAATTTCTGGTAAACATCCAAGTTCACCGATTCTTTCAGATAGATAGCGCCACCAACGG